CGTATTGTAAAACTAACGCCTAACGGAACAAAAGACACAACATTTGCACCCACCACCGGATTTACTGCAACCCCATTAAGTCCAGGATATGTCCAAGCATTGAGTACGGATAAAAACAATAACATATATGTTGGAAATCAATTTCCGGCATACAATGGCAACACGATTGGAAATATTGTAAAAATGAACCAATTAGCAGCATATGATAACACATTCAATCAAGGATCTGTTGTATTTAACGGATCGGGTCCAGGATTTAATTTGGCTGTAGCTTCAATTATAAACTTAATAACATAAAAACCCATGAAACTAACATTAAAACAATTTATATTCGGTAAACGAATAACCGCCATTGACACGGTTGATGGATTTGATTTAATCATTAACGTGTATGTTGATGATGCATGTCACGGATTAAACATTGATTTATCCAATGTACCTGGAGGTACTTCACTTACTAAACGAGAAGATTTTGATATCGTAGGAGACGTACTTTCCGTAGATGCAATTTCACTTGATATGTCTAAAACTGAAATGCTTGGATAATTGTAATAATTTTCTTATAATATCAAGAAAAGGTTACCATGACTCGAAAACTAGATAAAGAGCATTTAGATGAAATTATGCAATTGCGAGATGCATTTGCAAAAAATTCACAAACTTTAGGAAACATATATCTTGAAGAAATTTCTTTAAAACAACGCATTGATATGTTAGATGCAGAACGTTCAAACTACATACAACAATTTTCTTCATTGCAAAAACAAGAACAAGAATTATTAGAAAAAATGCGTGAACGTTACGGAGATGGCGAAATAAACATTGCGCAAGGAACATTTACTCCAAATGAGTAATGTTTGGATCCGCGGATCTATATTTATAAGAAAAATCATAGGAGTATAAATGGCAGAAAGAATAATTTCACCTGGAGTGTTCACGAGAGAGATTGATCAATCGTTTTTACCAGGTGCAGTTGCACAAATTGGTGCAGCAATAATTGGCCCTACAATAAAAGGACCAGCTTTGGTTCCTACGGCAATATCATCATGGGGAGATTTTGTATCAATATTTGGATCATATACCACAGATTCATATGTTCCATTTGCAGTTAAAGATTATTTAGATAAAGGTGGTAATGTAATTACCGTAACGCGTTTATTGTATGAAGATGGATATAAATTAACAAATGGTGCATTAGCAATTTGTGCAGAATCTGCATCAGTAAAATATGCAACACACATATTACACCCAACACGTCCAGTAACATCAGATGGTGCTACTAATGTATTTCAAAATTCAATATTAAGTGATGGCGGATCTGGTACATTTGCATTAACATTATCAGGATCATATGCAGCAGGTTCAGATTCAGCTATTGGATTTTCTGGAGCGTTTATTAAAACTGCAAATATTTCAGCATCAATATTTAATGTAGCTAACAATTATGTAACATCGATATTTGGAAAATCTCCATTATCAAATGATTATCCGGCGTTTGTTCAATATGAAAATAAATCAGCGTCTACGTTATTTTCCAATATTACTAAAATTACAATGTCATTGCAGACTATTAGTAATTATGAATTTTTGGAAGATTATAATGTAGCATCGACGTCATGGATTACATCACAATTAATTGGTAGTACTACAACATATAATTTATTTAAATTTCATACATTATCACACGGAACTTCCGTAAATTATGAAACGAAAATTGGAATTCGAGATATTAGAACAGCATCTGAAACGGCTGATCCGGACGGATATGGTTCATTTACTATAGTAATTCGAAGAGTTAATACGGTATCTCCTGCAATTATAGGTGCACCATATGCATCGCAAGATGTTGATACAAATCAAGACATAGTAGAAATATTTGAAAATTGTAATTTGAATCCATCTTCGCCTAATTATATTGCAAGACGTATTGGTGATAGATATCAAACAATCAACAACTCAAACGAATTGGTAGTATCAGGAGATTATCCAAATTTATCTAAATTTATTCGAGTAGAATGCGATCCGGGTGTTTCAAACAAAACATATGTTGCAACATTGATTCCAATGGGGTATCGAGCTTTAAATTCCCCAATACCTACATTATCAGGAAACTTCATATTACCAACGGCATCAAATATAACATTTACGAATTCAGAAACAACGTATTATGGATTTGACTTTACTTCTAATAACAATTTAAATTATTTAGCTCCAATTCCTACTTCTGGATCAAATACGGGTAGTAATGCCGATTTTTATTTAGGAAATGTAAGTCAGTCTGCTGCCATAGCATTCCCTACCGCTATAGCACCATATACTGGATCAATTCAAAGCGTATTAGCCGCTGGAACAATTTCTTCAAATGTTAAATTATCTGTACGTAAATTTATTGTTCCATTCCAAGGTGGGTTTGACGGAGTAAAACCAAATGTAAAAAAATATGCTGGTCAATATATTACCGCAACAAATACATTTGGATTTGATTGTTCAACGTCAACCAGTACTGGTACTACGGCATACAATAAAGCATTTACATTATTAAGCAATACAGATTATTATGACATGAATTTGTTATTGACTCCAGGTCTTGTTGATAGTTTGCATTCATCAGTAACATCTGCTGCAAGAACATTGGTAACAAATCGTCAAGATACATTTTATGTAATGGATTCGAATGCATTGACTGATTCATTGTTAAGTGTTGTTAATCAAGTAACATCAATTGATAACAATTATACCGCAACATATTGGCCATGGTTGAGAATCATTAATCAAGGAAACAATCAGCCTTTATGGGTACCACCATCAACAATGATTGGAGGAGTATTGGCATTTAATGATTCAACACAATCTCCATGGTACGCCCCTGCAGGTTTAAATAGAGGCGGATTAACGACCGTTACTGATACTTATAAGAAACTTGCACAAGCTGATAGAGATACATTGTATGCTGCACGAGTTAATCCGATTGCAAATTTTGTAAATAACGGTATTGTAGTATTTGGACAAAAAACATTGCAAGCTCGTCCTAGTGCGTTGGATCGAATCAATGTAAGAAGATTGCTAATTGAAGTTAAAAAATTCATTGCATCTTCAACTAGATTTTTGGTATTTGAACAAAATACAAATGCAACCCGAAGCAGATTCTTAAGCATTGTTAATCCATATATGGAAGATGTTAAAGCTAGACAAGGTTTATATGCATTTCGAGTAGTAATGGATCAAACAAATAATACGCCAGATTTAATTGATCAGAATATTTTATATGGTCAAATATTTTTGCAACCAACTAGAACGGCTGAATTTATTATTTTAGATTTCAATATTCAACCTACCGGAGCATCTTTCGGAGCTAGTCAACAATAATAAAAAGTAATTTATTTTTTAAAAGGTAGGACTTAGGTTCTACCTTTTTTTATGTTGCCAATATTTATATAAAAATAGGAAACAGAAATGGCATTATTTGATTATAGAAATACCGCATTAGGCTATGTTGATGGCGTCGATATGTTTAGCAAAGCATTCGATTGGGAACCAAAACGCCAGCATCATTTTATTCTAACTGTTAATGATATTCCATCACATTTAGTTAAAGCATCTGGAAAGCCATCTATTCAGAATAACGAAGTTGCATTAGATATGATTAATGTTAAACGTTACGTTAAAGGTAAATCAGATTGGAGTACCATTACTATGACATTGTATGATGCAATTGTTCCATCAGGTGCACAAGCCGTAATGGAATGGGTTCGTTTACATCATGAATCTGCAACAGGTCGAGATGGGTATTCTTCATTTTATAAAAAGACCATTGGACTACAACAATTATCGCCACTCGGTGAAATTATTGAAGAATGGACGTTAAATGGCGCATTTATTACGGATGCATCATTTGGAACATTCGATTGGGGTTCAGATGCTGTACAAGAAATTGAATTAACAATACGATATGATTGGGCATTTTTAAATTACTAAGAAAATATATATGGGGGCGAAAGCCCCCTTTAATTAAGTTATAAAGGATAAAATGAGTAAAGTCACAACCAGGTTGGCAAATCAAGACATCGTAAATATTGCACGTCAGCAATATGAAAACAAACAACGCAGTAAATTACCTAGTATCTTAGTAGAACTACCAAGTAAAGGAAAAATTTATCCGGGATCAAGTATACTACGCGATGGTAAAGTAGAAATACGTTATATGACTGCATATGATGAAGATATTTTAACAAATTCATCATATATTCAATCTGGAATTGTATTTGACAAATTATTAGAATCAATTATTTTAACGCCAATCGATGTTAATGAAATTGCACCATCGGACCGAGATGCATTGATTATATATTCGAGAATTGTATCATATGGCGCAGAATATCCAGTAATGGTTTATGATCCAAAAACTAAAAATCAAATTGAACGAGTTGTAGATTTAAACAAAATATCACATAAACCATTTAATTTAGTATCTGATGAAAATGGAGAATTTGAATATGAATTTGGATCAAATAAAATTAAATTTGTATATCATTTACGAATAAAAGAATTATCGACGGTTTCTGAAATATTGCAGTTTGTTATAGTAGAAGTCAAT